CCCAGTTCGCTGATCGTAACTGCTCTGGCAACCTTTGTTGCCATGTTTCCCGGTCATACAACGGCTCAGTCATCAGCTTGCCGCCATTGTAGCCGATTTCATACAGGCCATTCGGTGATGGGTAAACAACCGAATTCTTTAGCGTTACAATCCCTTCAGGCGCGATACAAGCCTGATGATCGGGGTGTATCGTCTGGGTCATGGTCGATGGATGGTTACCGATTACCAGTACCGGCTGATCATTTGTGCAGACAACAACGGTATTACCGAACACCCCGCCACCAACAATTGTGTTTACGATAGCAAGTCGGTACTTGATGGGCCATGCATGGGGTTGGTAGGGTTCACAGAAGCAAATCTCGTATTCTGTAAAACCAACAAGTATCCCGTTACCAAAATCCAGCAGGCCAAACATGTCGGCTGGAGGTAAGTCATAGTCGGTTGTGGGGATAATCTCGCCCAGACTGGTATCAGGAACGGTATCCGAATAGGTGGCCGATGGAGCGAATTCAGCAACGAACTGGAAAGCAGCCTGATTAACACCGGAATTCGAGCGGTAAACGCGCATGGTGGTTAGCGTGTTGTATCCTGCCGGGACCGTGATTTCCATGGCGGACAGGTCAACCTCACCATCAGCCAGATCAACATTGATGATCGCTGATGCAGGGCTGGGAGCGCTTTCCTCGCCCCAGAAGCTCACAAACGTGTATACATAGAGTTTATCAACCGGGTCAGTGCCTACGCCTGCGCCACCGATTGCGACCGTAGGGGCCGTTGTAGGGGCCGGGAATCCGAGGGTAATTGAATATTCCGGGTAAATATCACTGCCGCCAGTGGTGGCAATACCGGTTACCGTGTTGTCAGCGTTGTCGCCTGCTTTGGGAGCACCATCCCCGGTCCAGTAAAGACGCGCAGTGGTGTCATTGGCAATAGGAGCTTTAACCACATCGACATCAGTATTCCATGTCAGCCAGAGCGGTGTTCCTGTGCCTTCGTATCGGTAGATAGATTTGAGCAGCCCGGTGCGTACCGGGAGATCGACAAGCACTTGCTCGCGCCATGATTGCAGCGCCAGTGATGTGAGCTTTAAATTCTCGCCTATCTGGCCCTGAGACTCCTGAAGTAAGCGAGGATCAATTCGCGGGGCGATGCCTTGGAAGGTAGATACCTGTAACTTAGCCATACGAAACCCACGTTGTTGCGATATATTTGATGCCCTTTCCCACCGGCTTGCTCCTATGCCTGTGCGTCCAAAAGGGCGGGAACATCAACAATGTACCTGCTTTTGGCTTAACTGCAACACTCTGGTGGCTGAATTCAGTCTCCCCGCCCTGCTCTACATCGCTGAGATACCAGAGCATGACCATCTGGCGCAAAGCATATGGGGGTCTTCCACTGTCGATATGCCAGTCGTAAAAGCCGCCATCCGCATCATACTTTCGAACTCCAAAGCCACCATCCACAAACTTATCAGTGGAAAAGTGCTCGGGCAATTCCTTCATTGCCGCAATAAACGAATTGTACAATATGTTACAGGTCTTGTCCCAGTGCGGTTGAGCGGCGATTTGGACATCCATAGACCGCTTAATTGACCTGTCTACAACCACTCCATGCTTTAAGCCTACCGCGCCTTCCCTTTGATCTTCCTCATGGTCATTAAAGACCTTGATGATGTGTGAGCACTCATCAGCGGTGAGGGCGTCATCTTTAAGATAGATGAATGAACCCGGCGATGCTTCTACGATATCCATGTTGTTGCGATGTACTTGGACCCCTTTGTTACCATCTGACCCTCATGTATATGGGTCCAGAACGGGGGGAACAGCAAAGCCTTGCCGGTTTTTGGGGTGATATCTACGTCGAATCGGGGGAAAAGAGTATGCCCGCCTTCATGGTCATCGCTGAGATACCAGAGAACGGCCAACTGTCGTTTGAATAAAACCCCAGAGCCATTGCCGTCATAGTGAGGTTTGTAGAATCCACCGGGGTCAGTGCGCTGCATTTGATAGCCCGCATCCTCTATATTGGCACCATACATCCATTCCTTATCAGGAAATGCTTGTAGCAACTTCGCGAGGGAGCCAAATAAATGCCCATCAATTTCATTCCAATGGGACTTCCCGCTTATCTTAACGTCAGTTGAAACCTTGATGGATAGATTAACGCCGCCAGAGGTAATCCCCGGTTCTTGATCCCCCTCATATAACTCAAAGAGAGAGATCATTTTCTCGCAAATATCTACTGGTAGGGCATCCTCGCATTCATAGATGAAGGTTCCCGGCTTTGCTTCTTCCACTTACGCAGTCCTGCGCCAGATATAAGCACCGTAGTATGCGGGATTGTTCGCTCCAACTCCAGATACACCCTCGCTCGGATGTTGGTGAGCGCCAGCAGAACTGGTTTGGGTGTTTTGCTGGCGTAGCTCCAGATCACCATTACCGCCCTCACTTGAGCCGATAGCGGCAAGCAGCACGTTATGCGTGTGAGCGCCCGCGCTGGCATGTTGGTGAGCCACGACAACCGCATCCTTACTGCCGCCTTCCTCGCCGCTGGAATAGGACTTGCCATCACCGTTATCGCCCACGCCCACAATGAAGCGACCGGGGATAGAGGCCCACGTACCGAATCCCAGAATGGTTGCTGGGTTGGTCGCTACCGTGGAAAAGTACAGTGAGCCGATGGGGTGTGAGGCAAGCGCCCCATGGAACATGCTGATATAGCCATTTTCGCTCTCATTGACCGACAGATAGACCGCAGCTTGAGGGCCAATGCCTATGCTTCCCGCCACGCCATCAATGGTATCGCCGCCTGATGGGGTGATAGTGACTGCGCCGGAACTGCTGTTTTTGATCGTTACCTGATAGCCTTCTTTCATGGTCGCGGCGTCAGCGAGGGTAATCGTGATTGCGGCGGTGCAATTGACAAAATCATGGACTTGCGCCAGACCGATAGCGCTGTTGATACCATAATCAACTACACCATCGCCCACACCCTGTCTGTATTGGCTCAGAACGCCCGCCGTGACTCGTAGCTCTACTGAGTCACCTGACAGGTAGGCCTTCGCTACAGTGCCTTCCTGACCGCGCACAATGGTGAATGTGTCGGCTGACTTGTTGGTTACCTCGATAATCTCGATGTTATTCGAGGCATCTGAAAGGGTACACAAGAATGAATCATTGCCGCTCGGGGACGGGAACAGCAGGCCGTCAGCAGCTTGAATGGTCAGCGACAGGTCAGAATCACTGATCCCGGCTGCCAATGTCGATATTGCGTTGTTTTCAAATAATAGTGACATTAGTATCTCCAGCCCGATGTTCTACTGCCACGGTAAATGCCGAATGGCTGTGGGCGAACCGCGCTTGATGACATGACATTGGACTTGGCATCGCGGATACGCGCCTCAATATAGCCATTGATAAACAGCCTGCGATGGAATTTTACCATGCTCTTGTCGCCCCATGGGCGTTTCATGGCAAGTAGTCTGGCCTTTGCCCCGGCAGATATTTCCTCAAGCCAGTCATTGAACATAAAATCAGGGCCAAAGGTTGATGTTTTGGTGGGCTTCAGGATCGCCTTGCAGTTGAGTGTCCCACTGGCAGCATCCGGGGTATAGAACATTTCGATCTGTGCTGGAGTGGGCTGATTGAACCAGCGGGGCTTTTGCTCAGTGGTCGATAACCGGGCATTGTCCAGATGCAGCGCCGAGATAGTTGACAGGGGATATGTCTGGTCAGTGAATTGCACCTTATGCAGCGCGATGATTTCCTCGTCATCAACATTTTGTGTTACCAATGGATACACAGCCTGACCCGCAACCATAACCACTTGCTCAACATCGTCACGCCAGACACGGGTTTGATTGGCAAACTCGATGGCGGCGTTGCGGACGGCATTCAAAGCTAGCTGAACAGGGCAGCCTGACACATCCGGCATCACTTCCTTGAGATATTGCTCCCAGTCAACACTCATGCTTCTGCCCCCTCTACATCAGGACTGGGTGAGAATATGATATCACGCTGGAATTTCTTGCCCATCATGATGTAAAACGACTTCTCATGCTTCGCAGCACGCGCCTGACTGGACGCCGAATCAACCTCAATGGAATAGGCCCGGAACATGCACCATTGAATCAAGGCATTCCGGTAGATATCTTTCAGCACCAGCGTTTGATTCTCTGATGTAACCACAGGTGGGGTCTGAGAAACTGATACCTCAAGATACCCTGTCCCATCGGATGGCGGATCGACATAAAAAACTTCCGGGGTTTTCTCGTCGTAAATGAAATTGTAGATTGCGGCAACTTGGGCCTGTGTCCCCCAGCTTGACTCGAATAAATCCAGTGAATCATTGTCAGTAACCAGCACCATGCGACCGGGGGTTAGCCCGTCACTGCCCATATTCCGCTTAACGTCGAGCAGGCGCAGGGCTGTAGCAGGTATGGACT